TTACTGATCACTTCCCTCATATTCCACATCAGACAACAGCACTTCTAGCTCCAGCGCGGTAACGTAGCCTGAATTACTCAAACTGTGCGTCACTTTTGAGATTGTCCATTCCTGCTCGTCGATCACCTGTTTAAATCCGCTCACCTGAACAGGCGTTTCCGGGAACAGGTCAGCGCGCCCCATTGCCAGCGTGATAGAGAATTCCGCGACACCACGCTGGAGTTTGTTCCACTTTGCCTGTGCGGCACGCATGGCCTGTGCCTTAGTCGCAAAAACCGTGGTCAGCGCCAGCACGTTTTCATCGGTGCCAACCAGATAATCCCCCTCGCGCGCTTCCGGCTCTTTGGTTGCTTTCTTCGCTTTCGGGTGGGTTTTCTGTGGACCCTGATGCAGCAAGACTTTGCGCTGCACTTTGACCTTTTTAGGCTTCTTCGGCTGCGGCTCTTTAGTATGTAGCCAGCTTGCCGTTACACCTGTATACGCGCCCCGGTCAGCGAGACTAAAACTGTGCTGATCGCCGTCGCTGCGTTCAATAATCTGCTGCGGGATGGGCTTGCCGCTGGCCGTCTTCCCCGTTCCGGGGCGGATAAACAGCAAACGTCCGGCTTTGATTGCCACAATCGCCCCGTTGCGTTCGGCCAGCCGGGTAATAAATACCGCGTCGGTTTCCTGCGTCTGGTCAATGTGGGGGATCTTTATCCCGGCGAATCCGTCAGCCAGCATCGGCGCAAGGTTGTTACGCTTCGCCACCTGTTCAACAATCGCCCCCAGCGTGGTGTCGTGATAGGACAGCTCACGCCGGGAGTTCAGCGACCCGCGAAAATCGGCACTCCGCGCCCGGATGGTCAGCGTATCCGGCGTGCCACGGTGTTCTATTTCATCCACCGTAAAATCGCCTTTGCCGATCAGCGCTTCACCTTCCCAGCCCAAAAACACCGACAGCACCGCGCCCCGGCGGGGTAACTGCATCTTTCCGTCGCTGTCGTCCAATTCGATATCAAGCTGGTCGGCCTCAAAGCCCCGGTTATCCGTCAGGCTGAGCGACAGCAGGCGTGGACTGATAACGGTTGTAATGTCCTGCTCATTCAGGCGCAGCAGGTACGCCGGGGCGGTTTTACTGCCTGCGCGAACGTTCAGCGGGTTAATCATGCGAATAATCCCCCGATAGCGGATTGTGCCCGGTTCGCCATTTCCCCGGCGCTGCCGATCAAGCCCTCCGCCTGCTGGCGTAAATCGCCCAGCATGGCAGACAATGACGAGTCCACGCGGGTCAGCGTGATGGTGAACTCAATCCGCCGGGCGCGGCCATCGGTGAAAAAGTCGGTTTTCGTCTGGCTGATACTGTTCACCACAAACACGCCGTAAATCGTGCCGCTACCCTCAATCAGCGGCCATGCACGCCCCTGATCTGCCATCGTTTCCAGCATCAGCAGTGACAGCGTGCCGCCCGTGATTTCGGGCAGCAGTTCCCCCGACAGTGTGATTTTTTCCTCTTCAATGCCTAAGAACTGCAACGCCGGACGCTGACCGACGCGGCTGTTTGACGGCCAGCGGTAATCAACGTTGCGCTGCATGTTCTGGTAGGGCAGGGTCTGGAGCTGGAACACAAACAGCCCTAATGTGAGCATCATCTTATTCGCCTCCCTGATAACTGTACTGACTGAACGCGCGTGACCGTGCCGCCCGTTCCCGCTGCTCAAGCTGGCGTGTGACTTCCTTCGCGATATCCTGCGCACTCTGGCCGGGCTGGGCAACAATGCTAATTGGCGCATGAATGCTGACCGGGGATGATGCCGCGCTGGTCTGCACCGTTGGCGCTATCGGGCGATAGGCTGACATGTTCATGGCAGCAGACGCCATCGCCGCCGTTTTCTTACGGCTGGTGACATTGACCGGACCCTCAACGATCTCCGGGCCATGTTCACCGACGACGGCAAACTCTCCCAACCTGATCCCTCCGCCGTTATCGCGTACACCGCTGTAGCGATCTGCAATGGACTTTGCGTCATTGCCTTGCGGTGTTGGTGCTGCGCTGACCCCCATTTTTAACGCGGCAGCTTCCTTCGGCGGTATAATATTTTCAGCCGTCGGCAGCTTCTTCGATTTATCGTCAACCACCCCCAGCTTTTCAAGCAGCCACGACACGCCTTTTTTCAGCGACTCCAGCGGGTTCATGATGATGTTAAGCCCGCTTGCCAGCGCCTCACCAAAGCGTTTCCCCATACTGGCCGCACTGTCCAGCTCGGCGGCAGTGGATTTGACGGGCGTCAGCAGGTCACCAAACCAGCCAAACAGCGCCTTGATTTTGTCACCTATCCACGTAAAGACGGGCTGTAGCGGCTCAAACGCCGCAATAATCGGCGCACTGGCCGCAACAAACCCTTCCACCACGCCGCCGATAAAGGCCTGAATCGGCTCCCAGTATTTCCAGATAAGCAGCGCGCCGCCAACAATCGCCGCGACGGCTATCCCGACAGGCGACAGCAGGACGCCTAACGCACTGCTAACCAGCGTAATCCCGGTGCGTAGCAGCGCCAGTGGTGACGTCACCAGCCACATCAGCACGCGTGCAAAGCCCGACATGGCACCCCGGATAACAGCCAATGGATTACTGACCGCCCCGAATACCGAGGTCAACGCAGAAGTTCCCGCCCGTAGCAGCATCAGCGGCGACTTTGCCAGCCAGCCGATCATGCCACCGAGGCGGCTTAATCCCCCTGACAGCGGTGTGATGCCGCGTGTTCCGGCGAACCGCAATCCGGCACTCAGTAAACCCGCTCCGCCGACTAATGCATTAATCCCGCTCATGACAGGCCACGCAACCAGCCCGATCCCGCCCAGCGCCGTAATTAACGCCGTGACAGCGCCGCCCACCATCACTATCTGCCGCGTCAGTTCCGGGTTAGCCTTGACCCATTCATTGACACGATTTAACCATTCTGTCGCGGCCTGCGTCAGTTTGCGCAGCGCCCCGTCATCGTCATTGAACAGGTTAAAGCGCAGACTCGACATCGCGCCCTGTAGCCGCCCGATATCCCCTTCGAGGTTATCGCGCAGGGTATCGCCCATGCGGTCAGCCGCCCCAGACACGTCACCGAGCTTGTTTTCAGCTCCGGCCAGCGCGGCCAGAAATTTCGGTATCTGGTCAATCGACAGGTCTTCAATCGGCGTGCCAAATAGGGCTATCGCAGCATTGGCGCGCTCTGCCGGGTCTTTGATTTTCAGTAGCCCGTTGGCGGTTTTCTGCATTGCCGCCCGCGCCTTATCGCCGCCGCTGGCAATGGCGGTAGACATTTTGGCGGCATTGAGTCCGGCAGCGTCATAGGCTTCAATGCTGGCCTTTGACATGTCCGACCCACGGATTGAGAACTCTTTAACCGCGTCGCCTGTCTTGTCCAGCGCAAACTTGCCTTGCTGTGCCATCTCAACCAGCAGCGTCATCGCCTCCGATCCGCTGAATCCCATGTTGCGGAAGTGGGTCGAATATTCGTGCAAAATTTCAGGCAGTTCGCCGCGCATCTGTGCCGATACGCGCTGCATCCCGGACACCATCAAGTCAAACGCCTCGTCGCTGTTCTTCGCAAGGCCGTTTTTCATCATGATCGCGGCTATCTGGATGCTCTCTGTTGCATCGCCGCCGAGCGCCGTTTGTATGTCCAGCGCCTTACGCGATATCCGCGCCAGCTCGGTTTCTCCTACATCCCCCATCGCCCCCAATGTGCTGCGTACAGCGGCCACCGCGTCCGCTATCTGAGTGAGATCGTTACTCACACCCGAGGCGTTAACCTCTTTGATAACGCGTTTGTACTGTTCGCCGTCTTTGGCGTTCCCGCCCGTTTGTGCAGCGATGCGCGCCCCGTGTCCGTCGGCCTGCACTGACGGTGCAATCAGACGGCTTTCGGCATACAGCGCCGCGGAACCGAGGCCAAACGCGGCCGCGCTGGTATTACGCACCCCGGCTGTGATTTCTTTGCCTTTCTCATAGCGCTGTCTGACCGCGTTCAGTTTTTCCTGTTGCTGACTGACGCGGGAAAGCGCGGCGCGCTGCTGGTCAAGCTGCGTCGTTGTCTGAGTAATATTCGTGCGTAATTTACGCTCCGCGCCGGACAGGTTGCGAGTGCTGATGCCTGCCTGCTCTAGCTCGGTACGCTGGCGCTGTACCGACTGGCGCAGTTGGCCATACTCCGTTTTTAGTGTAGCGGCCTGACGTTTCGCCCGCTCCAGCGCCTGCGCCTGCCGTTTGGTAGGGTTCTCGCTATTGCGCAGCGCGGCCGACAGTTCGGTGGCTTTGGCCTGCGCCTGCTGGAGTGCTGCGCCTGTTTCGCTGAGCTGGCTTTTTGTCTTGCGGAAACCGTCGATACGCCCTGCCTGCGCGTTCAGGTCTTTGAGCTGGGTCTGTGAATCGCGGATATCGCCCGACAGCTTTTTACTTTCGGTTTGCACTGCCTTAAACGGGCGGGTCGCCCTGTCCACGGCTTTCAGCAAAACGCTTAACTGTAGAGTGTTACTCATTGTTATTGTGTCCGCTGCGTTTCAGCGCCTTATCGCGCCACAGGATCAACTCGGTGAGGGTCATCGGGTATAGCTCCGATGGCGGCCAGTGAAAAATCACCGCGATATCCGCCATCAGCTCATCAACACTCAGGCTCCGGGGGAGGTTCCCTGTTGCGATTTCGGCGTCAAAAAACCGATCACCTTGCCAGCGATGGCAATCATATCCGGCAACTCCATACGGGTGATTTCGGCCTCGGTCAGTGCTGGCATTGTCATGCGTGGCAGCACTTTAATCATCGCGTCTACGTCTGAATTCGCCAGCACCGCCAGACTGACGCCGCGTAGCGTTCCGGTAGTCGGTTTAATCAGAGTGATAGTGTCGATGACGGTTTCACCGCGTTTAATCGGGGTTTCCAGCGTTACAACGTTGTCGTCTTTGTTCATGATGTTGCCTCTGTGTTCTGATAAAAAATAGAAAGAAGACGGCCAGCGCCGGGCTGGCCGGACAGGGTTACGCCAGACCAATCGCTCGGCGATGTTGCTCAAGACGGTCAACGCCGACCACACGCTCAATCATGTTGATTGTGTCAATCTCGATCATCTCTTTGCCGTCGATGGTCAGCTTGTAGTACGTACATTGGGTGGAAATCTTGGTTTCAGTGGCTTCTCCTTGCTTACTCTCGCCGCCGTCAATTTCTTTATGACGGCCACGCATCACCACTTCTACAGCCGAAATTTCCCCGGTGTCATCGCGCTGGTATGACCCGGTAAAGCGCAGCAGCACCTTATCGGCACCCGGTGCGGCGTACTGACTCCAGAGGGTTTCGTCAGCAAAGCCGCCGAGTGTCCATTCCATCGCCAGCGCGTCATCGTCCAGCCCGAAATCAATCGGCGCGGTGCCGTTCATGCCGCCGCCGCGATAGTTCTCCAGCTTGCGCGTGAGTTTCGGCAGCGTGACGGCGGAGGCGACGCCCATGTAGCTCATGCCGTCGTTGAACAGGTTCATAAATTTCAGATTGCGAGGCAGTGCCATAGCGCGTTCGCTCCTTTTAGCTGTTAACCGACGCGGCCAGATTCACCAGATATTTATCGGTGATGCGCTGGCGCAGGGTGAGATTTTCCAGAGGTGGGACGGGGGTATAGTCATAATCGATATACAGCTTCCCGGCCTTTAGCGTGTCTTTATCGTTCGCGGTTTCATCGAACCAGCAATCGGCATCAATAATGTAGCCGCCCGTTTTCAGCTCGCGGAACTTGGCCTTGATGCCTTCGATAATGTCTTTGATAAGTGTCGGGGTAACAGGCTTATCGACCGCCCACATATGCGCTTCGGCCATCGTATCGGCCAGCACCTGCGCGGTGCGGGTGTAGTTCTCAAACAGGAACAGCGGATCATCAGAACAGGTGCGGTTACCCCAAAAGCGGAAGCCATCTTTGCGAACCAGCGTGGTGACACCCGCCTGATTCAGCAAATCAGCATCGGTGCCGGGTGCCTGCAAATCCCAATACACCGATGCGCTGATGCCCGTCACGCCATTCACGCCGACGTTAGACAGGGTTTTATGCCATCCTGTTTCTTGGTCGATTTTGGCGCGCAGTCCCAAAGCGCGTGCAGTAGCATACGCCGTCGCGCTGGCGTTGGCCGTGGTGTCCCACGCGATAAAATCCGGCCAGATCACCATCAATTCACGCTGGCTAAAATTCTCGCGGTAGTTGATGGCGTCCGACAGGGTTTTGCAGCCCCACGCGCTGACGTAACCAAACGCACGCAGTGACTGACAAATGGACGCTAACGCCGTGGCAACGGGCAGCGAGTCCAGCCCCGGCGCACCGAGAATGCGGGGTTTAACCCCCGTGACGGTCATGGCATCTAACAGGCATTTCATCCCGGTGTATTTGCCGTTTGCGTCACTGCCGCCGATCACATTGCTGATGGTTTCGGCCTCGTCTTTGCCCTCGGCCACGCGCACTACGACGGTAACGGGCTTTGACTGGTCGGCGATAGCTAACAGGGCAGCGGCCAGCGTGCCTTTTTCCCCGGCCTTACCAGCGGCGGACAGCACATTGGTAATCAGTACCGGGGTATTCAGGGGAAAGGTGGCCGCGTCGGCATCGGCGGCGGTACACACCATACCGATAATCGCGGTGGAAACGGTGGAAATAACGCGCGTGCCGTCGTTGATTTCAACAACCTGCACGCCGTGGTGAAAATCACTCATAAATTCAGGCTCCAGCTAATAGCACTATTGCTGCATTAGGAGCGGTTATTGTCCGGTGTAGTACGAGCGTGGGCGAGTGATGCGGGCACGGTGGGGGCTGGTACAACAAAGAGACGGAAAACAGGCACAAAAAAAGCCCACCGTCTCGCTAACGGTGGGCTTTGCTTTCCCTGACATGTCATTATTTTTAAAACCAACAACATAATGGCATTTTGGGTGACTATTTTATAAACGTTTATACAGATCGATTAAGCGTTATTGATCGACCGTAGCGATCAAATAAACACGATAGCCCACGTGTTCATATTTAATTTATATCCCGTACGCGACGAATGAATACCGACTAGCTTCAGACGCATTCACCCTAAAACCGACTTTTGTTATTGAATTTGGAATAACATTTGCAATTTCCGCGCGGAGCGTAGTGTCTTCTCCAGACCCCATAATCACGATAAAAACTCTGTTATTGAACGGGCGGGGAAAGTTCACCTGCAGCCCATTCACTTCAATAGAGAAAACGCCCCATTGGATGATCAGTCCGCCCGGTAAAACTTGGTAACCGTTATCGTTCAGTACTGCATCAAAACCAAGATTATTTGATTCCAGTGTAATATCACTCGTACCATCAAACATTACGCCGTTAATCTTACGCGGCGTTGCCAGTTTAGTTGTGGCGGCAGCAGTCGCCGCCTTCATTAGATAACGCCCATCAGCCTCTGTTTTATTCCACGTATCAATATCGCCTGCTAATAAATTGACGTCAGCAGACAGCGGCTTTCCGTTGATTTTAATTGAACGTAGCGCATATTTTTGCGCGGCCTGTGTATCGGTTAACGCCCCCACATCCCCCGCATTCAGCACAATATCTGCCGACAGCGCTTTACCGTTGACAGTACGGCCAGACGGCACGCGGCCATTGGCGTTCGTGTTGGCACTTGCTGCGGCAGTAGCGGCATTGTTCGCGGCGGTTGTCGCAGCGGCGACGCGGGTATCGGTTTCCGCTTTGGTATACGCGCCCACATCCCCCGCGCCCAGCGTGATATCTGCCGTCAGCGCTTTACCGTTGACAGTACGGCCAGACGGCACGCGGCCATTGGCATTCGTATTGGCGTTAGTCGCTGCGGTAGCGGCGTTGTTTGCAGCCGTTGTGGCAGCCGCGACGCGGGTATCGGTCTCGGCTTTAGTATAGGCACCCACATCCCCTGCACCCAGCACGATATCCGCCGACAGCGCTTTGCCGTTGACGGTTCGGCCAGACGGCACACGGCCATTGGCGTTCGTGTTGGCGTTAGCCGCTGCGGTGGCGGCATTGTTAGCGGCAGCAGCGACGACAGACACGGCGGTGTCGGTTTCCAGCTTTGTGTATGCCCCCACATCCCCGGCACCCAGCGTAATGTCTGCTGTCAGAGCCTTACCGTTCACCCGGCGGCCAGACGGCACGCGCCCGTTGGCGTTATCATTCGCGGCTTTTACCGCTTTCGGCGTGGCGGCCAGCGTTTCACTGTCGTTGTTCGTCGCGTTGCTCAGTTGCACAAAGCCTTTTGCCGTCAGCGTCCCGTCAGGGTGTTTGCGATTTTTTTCATGCTCTGTCAGTGCGTTATCCACATAGTCCCGCGTTGCCAGCACCACAGCCGGGTCGATTTTCAGCGTCACCGCGTCAGTGCTGCTGACAATCAAAATCATGCGCACGGTCTGGATGCGGCCGCTGCCCTCCTGCAATTGGGGCTTGTAGGTTTCGGGACAGTTGGCGACGGCAATCAGATTGCCGTCGTCGTCAAACAATCCTATCTCACGTATCCAGAAGCCACCTTCATTTTCGGGAATAACCTGCTCAGCAATAATCTGGCTGGGGTTTTTCGGGTCAACGCTTAGCGTATTCAGTGCCGCCCGGCGTTTTTCGTTGATCAGCGTAGTTTGTGCCGGATTGGGAACGGGTAGTGAACCGCCACCATCACCGACAGCCATGCGGGTGATGTTCAGGCGGCTACCCAGCGTGGTGGCGTTAGCCAACTTGGCCGCGCCGATGTTCGTTAACAGGGCAAAATAGGTTGCGCTCATGCGGTTACGCTCATGTTGTCGATTAAATGAAGTGCTGCTCCGGTCACATCCAGACCGAACACCGTGATGTTTTCAGGGAAATAGGGGTAAACGGTCAGGTCATCACCGCCGTAGACGGTAGCGGCAACATAGGCCGCGCCTTGCGTGTCGAGGTTTATATTCAGCCCCAGCAGGTGACGGGACGCGGGTTTGGCGTCGGCAATCAGGCGCTCCAGCTCGTAGAAGGTTTCTTCGGTGATGCCGCTATCCTGCACGCCGATATCAAGACGAAAGGTGCCGGGCTTGTCGCCGTTCTGCCACCATTCGATAATTCGGATCAGATAGCCGAACGGTTCGACTACGCGACGCAGCGCGCCAATTGTGCCTTTGTGACGATGGATAAAGAACGCATCGCGGATAACCCGACGTTTCAGGCTTTCCGGCCACGCCTCATCCCAGCGGTCAACGGAAAACGCCCACGCCAGATACGGCAGCAGGTTAGGCGGGCAGGTGTCCGGGTTCCACAGCAGACGCAGGGGAACGGGTACGCGGGTAATCTCGGCACAGGCGGTGGCGGCGGCCACTTCCAGCGCAGACGACCCGACAGGCAGCAGGCGGGTATCACTCATCGGCACCGCCCACACCCAGCCGATAGCCGGAACAATAGGACGCCTGCGCGTCGGTCAGCACAATATCAGCGGCGGGTGTCGTCAGCTCGACCCGTTGCACGCCCTCGACGTGCAGCGCAGCGTAAATCGCCGAGCGACGAATATCCCGCCCTAATCGGTGCTGCGCACTGATGTAGGCTTTCAGCTTCTGCTCGGCCGCAGCGCGAACAGGCTCTTTTTCTGGACCCGGATACAGGTACAACGTGGCGTCAATCTCATACGGCACAATCACAGCCGACTGCACCGTGACCCGATCAGCCACCGGGCGCACGTCTTCACCGTTCAGGGCGGCGGCCACGATGGCAATCAGTTCCGGGCTGGCGCTGCCGTCTCCCTCGCGTGACAGCACCGACACGGTGACGCTGGCCGGGCTGGGGCTGAACACTGATACATCGGCCACACGTCCGTCGGCGCTGCGTCCGTGGTACTGATAGGCACCGACCGACCCGGCCACGCTTAAGCCCTCGAAAGACTGCTGGATGCGCAGGCGTAAATCGCTGTCGGATTCCATCAGCGCAGGCGTCGGCGGCAGGGTTGAATCGTCAGCCGGGGTAATCACCAGACGGGACACGCTGAAATTTGCGCCGAGCTGGTCGAGGTCATCACCCTGTGCAAACGCCACCATCACAGCGCGTGCCGCTTCATTGACGCGCTGCCGCCACAGCAGTTCACGATAGGCGTTTTCCTGTAACAGCTTGACGAGTGGCTCCGATTCCAGCGTCAGCGTGCGGGCAACGGCGGCGCGCTGGTCTTCCGGGTAGAGCGACAGCAGCATGGCTTTGCGCTCGGTGTAAATTGCCTCGTAATCCAGTTCTTCCACCACGGCAGGCGCGGGAAGCTGGCTTAAATCAATCATCGCCATCGTGTCATCTCACAGGAACAGAAAGGAAAAAGGCGTTACTGTCAGCCAGCACACCCGTAATATCGACGGTCAGGCGACCGTCAAAGGCGCTCGACAGGTTGATGCCTGTTAGCGTGATGCGTGGTTCCCAGCGCAGCAGCGCCATGTAACACGCCGCCATCACCTGCAATTTCACAGCGGGGTTTTGTGGCTGGTCGATCAACGCCGACAGCAGCGAACCGTAATCCCGGCGCATCACCCGCGATCCGACGGGCGTGATGAGAATGTCGCGCACGCTCTGGCGAATGTGCTCAAGGTCGCCGAGCGTCTGGCCGTTGTCACGGCTCATGCCGAGGTAACGCGCGGTCATAGTGGCGCGCCCGTTATACCGCCGCTGTCGCCGGGGTGTTTGTGGGTGTGCAATACCTTGCCATTGGATGACAGCGACCCGCCGGAATGCTCAATGTTGCCGCGCATCGTTCCGCCTTGTTGCACTTCCAGCGTTCCGGTAATCAGCTTGTTAGTGCAGACCACTTCGGGCGTGTCTAACGTGATGCGCGTGGAGGCGTTCACGGTGACCTGTGGCGCGGTGGCGGTGATTGACTCTGACGCAGTAATCGTGGCGATTTTAATCCCGCTGACGGTCAGCGCCCCGGTAGCGGGTTCGTACTCGACCACCGCGCCATCGGGAAAGCTGACGTGATACGCATTGGCAGATGCTGATGGCGCGGGGTTGGCATCAGAATAGATGCCGGGCAGCACAAAGGCGGTGTCCAGTTCGCCGCCGATGGACAGGATCAACACCTGCTCACCGATGGACGGTGCCCACCAGTCGCGAGAACGTCCGGCACGACGCGTCAGCCAGTTCAGCCAGTCCGTGGTCATGTCTCCGGTTTGTACCCGGCACAGGGCGTCCGCTGTGTTGACGTGGGTCACGACGCCGACACGGATCAGATTGCGCAGTAAGCGCTGGATTTCGGTAAGGGTGGCTTGTGTTTTCATTACTTCATGGTGGATACTTTGAAGGACTTACACAAACCTTTGACGCAGTGCCATACACGGCACAACAAAGATAAAAAGGATATGAATAACATGGCGGTTTTTTTTGACTCAGATGAAGTGAAGTTATTACTGTCAGATTATAAAAAATTTATTATAGATTTAAACTGTGATACGGAATTCGAAGAAAAAAGAAATCATCACATTCTTAACTTTTTAAATAATGTCATTTCTAATCCCAGTAACTGGGATGCAAATTCAAGCATCAACTTGGCGGAAATAAGTTATGATATTAAATTAACTCTAGCAAAAAAAAGCGGAGAAAAAGAATCTATTGATTTTCTTTTCTCTCAATTATTTAGAATTTTCACGGAGGTTTATTTTAAAAGTGAATTCGGTTGGAGTGATGATTTTATTGATTTTAAGAATTTCTCCATTTATCGTAGCGATGAGTTTAGTGAAAAAAGCAGGTTGCAAATTAATTTTGCGATGAAAGAAATGCCTTTTCGAATAATGAAAATAAATTACAATAGCCAAGATATTAAAAATTTCTTAGAAGCTGCAAAAATTGATGGCTCAATAAGTAGCAGAATGAATGAATGGAATGAAAAACTAGATAATCAAATAGAAAAAGTTGAAAAGTTAAAAGAAAGCCTCGACAAACAAGAAACTGCTTATAACTTTGTTGGCTTATATAAAGGGTTTCATAATCTGTCACGGGCTAAACGTGTAGAGGCTAAAGCCGCTTTATTGAATACTAGGCTATTTGGTATTTTAATAATCTTCCCTTTAATATTTGAAATCTTTGTGCTAACAGAGAAAATTAATGGCACTTGGTCTGATGCTTTCCGTATCGCATTAATCCCTGCTTTTGCATTGACGTTTATTTTTGTTTATTACTTTCGAATTTCATTATCAAATTACCAATCCATTAAATCACAAATTGTTCAGATAGAACTAAGAAAGGCTTTGTGTACATTCATTCAAAAATACTCTGAGTATGCAAAGGAAATGAAGGCTAATGATGGAGCTTCACTAGAGAAATTTGAAACAATAATTTTTTCAAACATCATGGCATCAGAAGATAAAATCCCTTCAACTTTTGATGGGATTGAGCAAATAGCTAAACTGATTTCAAGCGTGAAAGGGAAATAAATTCTAGCCCCGCCATCAAGCGGGGCAGCTATCTATAAATCAGTCCTGCTTACTCAACTCATCTGCCTCTGCACGCTTATCCTTCAACAATCGCATCAACAGATTCACGGTATTAACCGCTGAACCGTGTTTGCAATCCAGTGTTGGGAATAGTGCTTGCATATGCGGCCAAAAATCCATGGTCAGATATTCCACCGATTTGAATAACGCATTCAGTTGTGAGGTTTGGATATGGTTGAAGATAAGCGGCGTCTCAGGAATATAAAACTCCAGTTCGCAAGGGTGAACGGGCTTTTGCGGTAGTGGCTGAACGTCTTTTGCCTGCGGGTTGAAGTAGCATTCTTCCAGCTTCTCGAACACATCCCATGCCTGATCGGTTTCAAGCATCTTCGCGTGACGCGCTGCGCCGCGTTCCGTCCAGAGGATGAGGCTGCGAGTTCTGGGGGAAATTTGTGAGTGTCTTAAAGACACTCGCAAATTGTCAAGGTCACTTCCAGTGACTTTGTAATAGTGCTTTCCGCACACAAAACGATTTTGATTTCTGTTGTGATTCTTACGAATCCTAGCGGCTTCTGTACCGTACAGTTGCGCTAAGAGTTCTGTGGTGATGACAGGAAAACCGTTATGGACGATGACAGACAGGGATTCAACGGAAACTGAACCAACGGACGTGTTATGTAAAACCATTTCGTTTACACTATTCATGTCTTTTATCCTTGCTTGGATGGGGACGAAATAGAAGCCCTAACTGTTCCCGCAGTTGGGGCTTCGCCATATTTAATGATGTATTCAGATACTGCTTTGATAAACAAGTAGTTTATTGACCGCTCATGATTTTTTGCTATCGAATACATCGACTCTTTAAGCTCTATCGGCAATCTTGCTTTTATCTGCCATGTCTCTGACTTCATATAACTCCCTAAATGGTGGCACCGTGGAACCATTGATAATGTAGACCCACGGTGCCACCATGTCAATAATCATTCGTTGATGGGGGATGTTATGGCTAGAGATGAACCAAAGATTAATATTCGATTACCTCAGGAGTTGAAGGAAGAACTGCATTCACTTGCCGCAAGAAATAAGCGTTCTGTTAATGCTGAAGCTGTAGCAGCAATAGAAAAAGCAATTCGTACAGCTCAAAACATTGATGAGGCGAGGATGCAACAGCAAGAAATCGCTGACCGCTTGATTACGGCAGAAGTTCAGTACGATAGAGAAGAGGCTGACAAATACTATAAATTGTTAAAACAAATTGAAAAACGACTACGAGCAATGGAAGAACGACTGGGCTAAAGTCTGAGATACTTAGGAGTCAACACCAGCCCACCAATCGCGTTCTACGCGCACCAGTGCAAAACCAACCTCACGCACGGCATCAAAGCGGAACACCTCACAGCGGGGCGCTGCGGCGCGGGATGAATCACGCCTAAACGCCCTCGCGCGCAATGCTATCCCCGCCACGCCTGCCCGCTTTGTGTGTCGGTTTTCATGCACTCGCACGATCCAGCGCGATCCGCGCCAGCTATGGCGTTAACGGGGATAAATTGGGCTGAGATCATCATGCAAAATCATGCGGGTTATGCATGCATGGCTAAAAGATGGCATCCTCTAATCGTTTTTTCAGGTATTCGACCAGTTCCGACTTGTCACTAATCTCTCGATACTCTCTGGTTTTTATCGTGCCGTTCGCCAAATCCGCAATAATTGACATCGCGGTTTTTAATTCGTCTACATCGCACTGAGCCACTAACGATATGTCAGCAATGAACTGAACCCGCGACAAAACGGCTTGTATGTGTTCCGTGTTTTCCAAGGGGTGCCATTTCCTTATTTTTACTGTATGCGCATACAGTATTTTGCATATTGAAATTTTCGTCAATCACTTAGTGTGCTACAGGTGACTGATTGGTTATGTGTTCATCGCTAGCAAATCGGCGTGACATGTCACTAGAACATTTCACGCCGAGGTATTCACAGAATCAACTTTAAATTATGCCAGCCTTGTGTATTCCAACACTCAGACGCACCAGACAGGCAGCACTCGGAAACAGGTAACTTCTCCCTGCATTTCTGGCATTTACGCTGACTTAGCTCTGCTATTTTTTGCTGTAGGGCTGCGGCATCCTGACGAATTAACGTGGTCAGGTACTCGTCGATATCATAGGGATCGCGCCCAGGACGACGCAGGGCGCAGTTGCGTTTAAGCATTTCCAGCTCTTGCGCATCGACATGAATCTCGACTTTCACCACGCCAGCATCACGCTGGCGTGCGCGTTGGGCGGCTTTACGCTCGGTTGGGGATTTAGGCATTATTTCACCATCATCTGCGGCGGCACTGGTTGTGCGAATAGCGCACGCTGTTTACAACCCGGCCTGACCTCTGATTTTTTTAGCGTTTTCCAATGACCCGTTTTTTCGTTACACCATTCGATCGCTACAAATTCTTGTTTCCCCAACTCCGCCAGTTGCAATTCCAGCGTTTGAATCTTCTGGTCTTGCATTTCAATCGTGGCGATCAGAGCATCGTTGTTTTGAATTAGCGCCTTGACGTTCTCAGCACTGAATACACTATCTGCGCGGTCATACAGATGTATTAAGTCATCACCTTTATGTCCATCCGCTTCTAACTCCAGTATTTCTTCGGCTAGTTCGGTCATTTGTATGATTAATTTGTTTATTTTAGTCATGTGATATCTCCATCTGATTACTAAACCCCGGCCACTCATCAGCCGCCGGGTATGAAATAAGTTCGCCGTCAACCTTCATCTTTGCCCCACGCGCCAGCGCTTCCAGTTCCCAGCGTTGAACACTGATACCGCGCTGCATCAAATCACGCTGGATACGGGGTATCCGGTCCCGTTCTTCGCCCGTTAATCTGGCTGACGGTGACGGATCGCGGAGGGTATTGGGGTTAAAGTCGCGTTGTTTATGGTTTTTCCTGACGGATTGCTCACGCAGACGCATTCCTAGCGCCCTCACAGCCGCGTCGTCATTCCAGTCAATCGGTGGGTTATCGGTTTCTGATGTCGTCGCTATGCCGCTGTTTTCGGCCTGCGTTTTGATATTTGCGCCCAACCGTTGAGAACCCAACCCACAGTTATTGACAGGACTCCGAGGCGCGCCGGGGGCGCTTTTTAAAGTCAAAGGCTCAAGGTCAACGGCTTTAGAAACAATGCGCCACTCGGTTGTCCGGGTTTCAAAAACATGACCGGCACCCAAGTGCGGGGCGAAAATTCCGATAACCTTTTGCACCTCTTCGTCATACTCGTTGAGCTTGTCTGATACCCGGCGCGCGACACGCACCGTTTGCAGTTCGCGGGAAACATTCGCGCCACCTTGTGCGGCCATGTATGCGGCAAAGTCGCCAGCATCGGCGGCACAGCGAACGGCTTCGACTTGCTCATCGAACTGGTCAGTGAGATTGACGGTACGCAATGGGCTACTGCGGCATTCACGGTAAGCGCCCATCGTGGGGATACCGATAGCCTTAAATTGGGGGATGCGCCACGTTGACGCCCACGCGGTGACGGCGGCGGCCATATCACGCAGCGGCTTTCCGGTTTCGCTATCCAGTTGGCCGTCGAGCGCGTACCCATCAATATTTTTTGCGATGTACTTAGCGATATAGCCAGCCGCGCCGCCTTTATTGAGGTGTTTACATTCAAAGCGGTACTTAGCCGCGCCGCGCTCGTCGCCGTCTTCTTTCAGGGCGTAGCGGCGCATAATGTCGATCACAGCTTGACGGTGTGCACGTTTGCAAAACAGCATCATATGCCAGTGTGGCGTCCCGTCGTGATGCGGCTCGACAACACGCATCCCGTAAACTTTCAGGTCTGCATCTTTAAACGCCGTGCGCATCTTGCTCCAAATATTGACCAGATAGCGCTGGCCGTCTTTCGGCGTAAACGCTTCCTTGTCCCAGCTTCGGTTAAACTGGACTGTCTCGTTTTCTTCCTTACCGATCACACGGGTCGGGTGATATTTCGACGGGGTAGTGATAGTGATAAACATCCCGACGTCTCGCTGTTCGCTGGCGTAACGCTCAATCCCGGCGATAGTGCTCATTAGCTCCATACGACGGATTTCAGGGTTAGAAATACTCGCCATCACCTTGTCGATCAGGTCGATGCGTTCACCCGTTGCGACGTTCTCCAGCTCGCAGTTTTTCAGGTAATCCATGTTGGCAAGGCGACGCGCCTGTACATCGCGGATCGCCATCTTGCTGGCATACGGTGACGCCTTTTTACTGACCTGACCGACGGCAATCATCAGCGCTTCACGCCAGCGCGTGCGCTGGGCTTTGAGCTGGCGCACCCACCATTCTTCATTAATCAGACGGGAAACGCTGGCTATTGCCTTGCGTATATTCAGCGTCCCTTTGCGGTAGTTCTTCCAGAAAAGCGGGGTGATATTGAACGCACGCGCCATGCTGGCAACATGGCCGAAAAGCTCGGCCTGTGCCGCATCGGTAAAGAGCGCATCAGGCTGGCCGCCGTGCTCTACTTTCATGGCATCACTCAATTCTTCATACGCCGAAAATATCTGGCCGGAAATGCGCGCAGCCAGACGCCCCAGCGCCTTGTCATTCATGCCGGGCAAGGTTTGATAGCCGTCAGATTCAGACAGGAAACGCTCGGAAGCGTGGCGATTCATGGCGTGGCGGGAATTGATTGCCTCAATACGCGGCCACATGCGCTGCATAAAGCTGTTAGTCAGAAAACGATTAGCACTCAGCATCCCTTTATTTTTTTTCAGGTAAGCGTAACGACTCAGGCAGATTTCGCGCAGGAAGTGCGGCTGCTGATTAATTTTGGCTAAAACGGCTTGCCCCTGAGTCCATTCCTCACGGGTAAGCTGTCTCTCTTCTGGCACGATGGCCGGGCGCGGGGCGTTCCACGGGTACGCACCCACGAACGCCTCGCGGGTGCTGCCGGGGAAAGGTAACGGTAGGGTGGGAGCGGAGCGCCCCCGGTGGGTCGTGGTCATTGATGATCGCGCATCACAGATTCAACTCGCGCCATCAAAGCGGCTTGCATTTCTTCCGCTGTCTCTGGCGCGCCGGGCTGGTTGATACCAGCAAAAAAATCACTGATTTCGCTTAGAACCAGTTGAGTTAAATCGGCTTTGTCTAGCTCTTGCTTGGCAAGATCTAGTGCTAATGCACGCGCTTGGTTTGCTACCCCTATCGCCTTAAGGCGTAGAGACGGCGGTGACGGTGGGCTACTTAGGCGAATAGCCTCCACAGGGATAGGGCTGCGGATCATAATTCACCGCCGTTGTTCTTAGACAAATGAGAAATTACAGACGAGACTATTTTGGCTTGGTTGATGGCATCATCTAGCGCATTGTGCCTGACGCCGATACTGATAGTGCCACTTACATATCCCATGATATTTAGGCCAATTTCTTTAATCGTCCTAACGTCCATCTCATTCCAAAAACACCACGGAATTTCAGTATCAGTACGCACAAATGCAGATTTTAGAATGACGCAATCAAATGACGGACTATTCGCCCAAACCTTCAGACATTTCAGGTCATCGGCATTATCTGTCAGCCAGTCACTCAGCTTCCCAGCAGCGCCCCACGGCGTGAGCGCATCACTACTAATGAGTTCAGCTCGCGCCTCGGCAGATTGACGCAACCACCATTTGATTGTGGAGCCGTCTGGTACAGCACCATTGAGCATGTCGTTTTCAAAATCGACACGACAATAGAATTGTTCACCCAACTCACCCGTAGCAGGATTGAAGAATGTTGCGCCGATGGAGGCAATTGGCGCGTTGGGGTTAGTCCCCATGGTTTCAATATCAATCATGACGTGGTTCATTACTCTTGCTCCTTATCGTTGTTGAGCTGGTCAAAGGCTGATTGGCACAGCGCCGCAAAGCGTTTGCTTTCGGTCAGCAGCTTCTTTGAGTCGGTGACATTCCCACGCCAAATTTCGGTGGCGATAGCACGATGCACAAAATCGTTAATGAGGCTGACGGGATTCTGATAAACAGCCAGCGTGGATAAATACGGCTGGTCGCCGTCTTCTTTTCCGCATTTAACTTCGCCCAGTGCAAAGTCATAGCCGACTTTCGCTATTGCATAATTGCCGTTGATATCGACGCGGTTGTAAGCTGGGTTTTCCATTACATCACCGCCTTGATATCTGACCCGGAATGATTAAAGGCGTCGGATTCCTGACGTAATAATTCGATGATTTCAACACTGCTTAATTCATTAATAGCGGCGTGAGTCGCCAACTTATCCAGACGAGAAGAAAAAGACGTGTGCGCATCGGCTTTCGCCTCGGTGCGCGCCTGATTGAGCATTAACTGAATGCCTTCGCTTTCAGCCTTGCGGTGCATCGCCTGACCGACTGTTTTATACATGTGCATATAATCCTCAGATAAAGAGAGTCCCGGCGCGGTTAAGCGCCTAATTAATTTCAGGTGGTTATTTAATTCAGATATTCTTCGGGTTTAATTGCCGTCAGGATATCGGGGGCGGCTTCAAACAAGCTGAATAGCTCATTTAAGGCATGTGATATTTTATTTCGCCACGGACATGAAACATCATCAATCCGCCAGTAAGGCTGATTAAATTCATTTTCACTTAATCCCGCATGAAAAAATAACGTCCGTCTTTCACCGACGCTTAACCAGCTCAGAAACGTCGAGGTTTTTTCACGACGTTTGCGGCTCAGCGAGAACATGCGGCGCAGTTCATCAATTGCACAAACAATCCGTTCACGCTCTGCGGTTGGCATTTCCTCAAGACGGTAAACGGTCTGGCTCTTTTTCATCTGCGCATGAAAGCAGATGGTCAAACGGTCACGCTCATGCAGGCTGTTGTAATACGCGCAGGTTTCACGCCAGCGGCTATCGGCAAAGTGCTTGCCGATCACGTTACGCAGCCCGGCGGGTAAATTCTGCATACTGCTGACGGTAAAGGCTGTCATGCTTTCCCCCGTATCACTGATTTGATAGAACGGATAACCCGCTGGGCATAATTTGCCGAGCGGGTACGGATGATGATCCCCTGACGACCTTTGCCTTTGGTGATCGTAAAATCTGGTTTTGTCTCCGTCTGGTGCCACCAGAGGAACGGCGCTATTGATATTGGTGCTTGCATGGTTTCCTCCTTCCTATTGGTAACCGCCCACGGATAGACGGTTGCAAATAAGTGCCGGGTTTTAGCCATGCCCGGCGCATGGTATTCTGGTGTTTCCACACAGCCAGAAAGGAAAAACCATGGAAGATAACGCTCAAAAAAACCAAGCCTTAACAAATTTCATTCAAGTCATAACTGAAGCAAATGAAATGACACGAAACCGCGTCAGTGCTCATGACTTATTTCTTCGTGCCCTTTTTGATGCCCTATCTAACGAACAAAAGGAAAAAGTACTAACAGCTCTTGATTTTAAAACTTCGTCACTTAGTCCTGCTGCCGCATCTGTTTCAGAAGATTCGCGATTTGAACTCTTTCAGCTTCTACCTGAGCTTTTATTGCGTGCGAAGCTGAATTAAGAATCTCACTGCATTTGTGGCAGGAGCACAGGCAGCAGGATTTATTTTTACTTCTGCTGCTTTTTACTATCTCGCCCATATACATTACATCCAATATTTAAATACCGACGGGGCGTTTAATCGTCCCGCGTTCTTTACCCAAATAATCCAAATAAGCAGATGCAATTTTTTCATAAGAAAGGCCAGTATCAAACCGCTTACCTGAATTAAGATGTATAACAGCGGTTACATCATGTTTTCTTTTAATTTCAGAAATCGCCACTATGGAATCAGATTTGATAACAATGCGGCCATCAATCGTATTAATACGCATACAACCATAGGTATCTTTTGACGGCGTTTTTTCCTCTATAAATCTTGAGGAAATGAAATCGTCAATACCATCAACGATGTTGGAAACGCTGCCATAATTTTTATCAGCAAAACATTCAACCACATAGTGAATATTACCGACATGTTCACCTTGGAAATAATATTGACGGCATAAAGTGGCGGTATGTTTACTGTCCTTATTCAAGTTAATGAAACAACCACTTGATTGTTGTGATGCCGCTTTCAACTCAGTAATCTCATTGCTCATTTCACGCGCGTATTCTTCCGCATCGTCAAGAAACGAATTCGCATTCTTAATGTTGACATGTCTTTTTTTCAAATCTTCACGCATGGCATTAATCAGACCAAAAATCGGCATTTTCATTTTTCTTACTCACCCAATATTCAACGACGCACTAATACCGCTCAGTGCATCTATGGTTGACGCTAACGCGGGGTTAGCCTGAATACGCGTCTGCAACGTTAAGCCGACCAGCGACAAATAACGCACACCCGCGTTGATACTCTCGATCACGTTATGACGACGCGTTGGCGTCATACGCTCATCCGATACGCTTTCAGCAGCGACCGCGCCCACTGCGGCGGTGGCCTGCAATACATACGTGGTTAGCCGTTCTGCCTTTGCCTCATTCACTGGCACGGCTGGCAGGCAATTAAGCTGCGCCAAAAGCCCATCGATCAGCGTGGCGTCTTCGGTTACATCGGTGATTGTCATCAGCTCGTCACAGGTCAGCTTGTGCGGCTGGTCTGGATTCAGTTTGTTACGCAGGGTCTGATGATTCATGCCCACCTGTCCGGCCAGCTTCGCCAGATTGTGCTTTAACGCGAATGCCTGACAGGCGCGGTCAAAGTGTGGGTGTATGGAAATCTGATAATCAAACATGCCGAAATTCCCTTTAGTTTGAATAATCGAATTGTTAATTACGCTTTTGACTTGATATATCGGCAATTGACGGCCTGCTGGCGCAAGCGCTCACGCCATGCGAGAACATTGATTAAAACGCGAGATTTATCCGCACGGCCTTTACCTGCCGCTGCACGGATAAGCGTACCGTCATCAAGCCATTTACGAACAAGGCTATCGCTGACACCACTTACTTTGGAGAACTCGGCGACGGTCATAACATCTGCAATTGAGGCACGCAGCATTGGCTCTAATGTGATGGTTAATACAGTGGCTAACTGTTGGAGTTGCTCATAATTAAGCGTTGAAACAACACTTTCCTGAGATACTTCGGTTGCTTTTGCGGTTTGCATATCGCATCATCCTGCGTTGGCTGATAGTAATGTTTGGTTATGTTCACATCTTGGCAGATGGGAGCACTTTAGATCACAATTTTTTTGTTGTAAACAAAAAATATTTTGGTGGTGCATGTCTAAATTTGGTGATAGTGCGGCTGGCGCTCTCGATAGAATTCTTTCCGCGTATGGGTTTAAGCAGCAGAAAGAGCTTGCTGAAAGGCTTGGGCTGCATGCAAACAACGTATCTAGTTGGCTTTCTAGGGACACGATCCCCGGTAATGTTTTTATTGAATGTGCCCTAGATACTGGTGCTGATTTACGATGGTTAGTATCTGGCGAGTTTGAAAATTTGCATTTGCAAACTGATGCAGCGACTTTAAAAGGTAAGTCGCTTTACGATCAGATACTCGCATCTGGTGGGAAAGCGGTGCTGCGCCGGATGATGGACGCCTACGGATTCAGCACACAAAAAGAGTTAGGCGACCTGCTGGGAATATCTACCGCGACGATCAGCACATGGATTCGTCGTGACTTTTTCCCCGGTGATGTTGTCATCGCCTGTGCGCTGGATACCGGAGTTTCTCTTGAGTGGCTGGCGACAGGGAAGGGCAAAGCGACGACAGCGCAAGGAGCGGATGAGAATGCTCCAGAAACCATCACCATTGATAAGAAACGTCTGCTGGCTGGCAAGTTAGAAGAAGATGGATTTTGTGCTATTGATGCATCATTTTTACCAGAGGGTATTACTCAAGAAAAACTATGCTACATACGTTCAGGTAAAGATGCTTGGCTGGTAGAAATAGGAGAGGGTGAAATATCTAACGGCACATGGCTTTTAGATATTGATGGAACCTTAGATGTGTATTCTGTATCGCGGCGTCCGGGAAATAAGCTAATCGTCAATGGTCGTGATGGTGAGTTTGATTGCTCCGTAGGCGACGTGGTTGTAAAGGGTATCGTTACTATTATTTTTAAAACAGCTATATGATTATATCGTTCATTTTTTAAAAGAAAATTAATTTTTATAAACTTTGACTGTATACATGCAAAGAGGGTTGTTCATGACGGAAGATAATATTCATGATAAAATAAGTGAATCAGTTTATAATATAACCTCTTTTTTGAGGAAATATAAAGCAGACCATAATTCTAATGGTTCATTTGATGAAGTAAAAAATCTTAGTGTTGAGGTTCTTAAAAAACTCAGAAAGATCAATAAATTAATTTCTTTGGTTGGTATTGATTCTGACCTAAAAAGGTCTGATTTTTTAAATGATAAACTTGACAAGATTATTTATTTGATGGAGTCGATTTCTGACCGGTTAGGTAGGACATCGTTTTCAACTCAGTTAGATGGATATTCTTACCTTGGGGTTAAAGATATATGTAGTGAGTTAAGTCGGCTGAGTAATAATCTACAGGAGGTAGTTACGTCACTACAAGAAGAATATAATGAAGTAACGAATAAAAAGGATGAGTTACTCACTAGATATAGTAGAAATGTATCAAGCCTAGAATTAGATGTTAAAGAAACAGAAAGTCTCATAAGCGAATTCATGGACGCTAAAAAAATAATGGATTTGCAAATTAATAAGGTGATGGAAAGTCGGGATAAATTACAGGAATTAGATGATTTATATAGGGATAAAATAGCTGAGATTGAGTTCAATGAAGAAGATACAAAAAGAAAAATAGCACAATTAGGTAAAGCAAATGATATTATTTCTTCATCCAAATCTATAATCGAAAAATACAATAACGAGGTTGATGTTTTTTTGACTAACTTTGAAAAAATAAAGAGTAATGCAATTGATATTCAATCAAGGATTGATACATTAGAAATTGGTTTTTCGTCAGTTAAAACATTCTTTTTAAGTAAGGTAAAGGATATTGATGATATTACGGAAAAAGCCAAAAATGCCTTAGATAAGGCTAGCGATGTTGCTGTTGGAGGGCATTTTAAAGCACAATATGAAAATGCAAAAAAATTAGTTTTCTTATGGCTTTTATCTGGTGGTTTTTTCCTTGTAGGTGCAATACTAATATGCCTAGCAACTGTGTTCCCTGAGGTGACAAATACATTAATCAACAAAGGTCAGGGGGATGCATATGGAAATCAAACATCGATTATAATTGCCCGTTTGGCTATTGCACCTTTATTTTTATTAGGTGCATGGTTTTGTGCGTATCAATATAACAAGCAAAAACAACTAATTGAAGATTATGCATATAAAAAAGTCTTAACATTATCTCTCCTGTCAATAAAAGCTGAAATTGAAGGGATGGGCGAATCCCATGTTTCAGAATTTATAAAGGGTGTACAGAAGGAAGTATTGAAATCCCCATTGGACTCTTTAGATAAAAAGCATTTTAAGAGAGAAAGTAAGATTCTGAGATTAATGCACAATGAGATGGCTAATAACTTAATAAAAAGAGTTAAAGAACATAGCCATCAAGATACTACACTTTCTCCTGTTGAAAAAGATAAAGACTAAAAGCGTATGGGGAATAAGGGATTATTTTACTATTAATACAATCCCTTTTCCTTTTTTTAGATTTTCTTTACTTGTAGCCAAACAAGATTTGTCTATGTATCGATGAACTTCACCAAATAGCAGCATGTCAAACGCTGCTCTGATAAGTATTTTTGTCAATATCAGGCGGCTGTAAATTGTATGAGCATAAAGGAGTATATCCATGGAGTATCAAAGTATCCGTTTAAATGTGAATGAAGATTTTCAGCAATCATGTGCTAAACATGGCTTGACGTTAAGTAAAACAGAATGTTTCAGCGCTAGCACAACGATGAAAGATATCATCGATTTTGTGTATCAAGTGAAAGACGCTAGCGTACACCTTGCTTTGTTGGCCTATGTTGCCATCGAGTGGCTGAAAAAAAGAACTGGGCGAAAAATACATATCGTAATAGAAAATGAAAAGCCTAAAGAGATCACGGCCGAAAATGTCAGTAAAAAAGAACTTGAAAGCATTCTTACTAAAACAGTGGCTTTGTTTACCGATGAGTCTGAGTGACCTATCGCCTTATATCAAATGATGGTTTTCTGTACATTGCAGGAACGTTTAAAAAATATGCTTCTAAAATTAACCAGTTAAAAATAAAAAACAGATGTCAGTAAGAAAATTACCTAGCGGTAAATGGCTGTGTGAGTGCTACCCAAACGGGCGAGACTCCCGGCGAATAAGAAAGACGTTTAACACAAAAGGTGAAGCTGAATCTTTTGAAACCTACACCATGCGGGAGATTGAAGATAAACCGTGGCTTGGTGAGAAAGAGGATCGCCGCAACCTGAGTGAACTGATTGAGCTTTGGAATAATTTGCATGGGCAGGCACTCAGCGCCAGTAAATCCCGCATGGGTAAACTGCGTATCATCTGTAACGGGTTAGGTGACCCGGTGGCCTCAAAATTGACAGCGAAAGACTGGGCGCATTACCGGGATAAACGCCTACGTGGGGAAATTGATAACGGCTACCATTCTGACCCCAAAATGTGGATAGCTAAACCGATCACGGTGAACCGAGAACACCAGTACCTTTATGCAATGTTCAATGAACTGAAAAGGCTAGGGGAGTGGACATTACCTAATCCGTTAGAAGGGATGCGCATCTTTAAAGAGGCCGAGCGCGAAATGTCGTGGCTGACAACCTCCCAAATCCAACAATTGCTGGATGCCTGCGAACGCTACGGAAAAGTCTACCTTACGCGGATTGTTAAAGTATGTCTGGCAACAGGAGCAAGGTGGAGTGAAGCGGAAGGGCTAACACGTTCTCAGTTATCCCCTTACAAGCTGACGTTCTTTAAAACCAAAGGCAAAAAAAACCGGACGGTGCCGATCCCGCGTTGGCTTCATGATGAGTTATCAGAATTACAAGGGAAGATGTTCCAGCCGTGCTATCAGGATTTTGTAAAGATGCTGGCTTTAACAAACATCGAGCTTATTGAAGGGCAAAACACCCACGTTTTACGGCACACTTTTGCGTCACATTTTATGATGAACGGCGGGAACATTTTGGTGCTTCAGCGCATTCTGGGACATGCCAATATTCGCGAAACGATGAGGTACGCACACTTTGCCCCTGACCATCTGGAAGAAGCTGCCCACCTTAACCCTTTAGCTGGATACAGTGGCGGCAAAGTGGCGGCAAAGTGGCGGCAGAGAATAATAAAGGCTACTAAACATTACTATCTATAA